TACTTTGTATTTCTTGGCTCAACCTTATCTTTACATTTGTATATATAAATGTAATGCAAGTAACCGAGAATACTACCATCATTAACCACCATGCGTTTTTTTCATCCATTGTAAAAATTTCCCAAGTGTAATATAAAAGCTCCATGCTAGCTCCTTTTTTTGTTTTGCTGGCGAAACATTTGTTTTGCTACATCAATGAGTAATGCTAAAAAAAATAAACCTATACACCAAAATATAATAGCTAACCCTAGTACAAATAACTGAACTATCCATTCTGATATATTTATAATTATCATAAGTTAAAAATGTAAAGGCGCATATGGGAGATGCCATGCGGAGCATATATAGGATTTGTAGTTGTGGGTAGCCTATATGTCATACACGCCTTTATTTATTTTCGCAAAGAGAACATACTTCTCTTTCTTTTTTGTATGTAGGAAAATCATCGTAATGAAGTACCTTGTAATCATTACTACTTCTAATTATTTCCCAACATCTTTTGCAACTTTCACAATACTTGATGTTTTCATCGGCTTTTCTAGCATCAAAATAATTACTTCTTTTGTATTTATTGGGGGCAAATTTGTCATTCTGTTTATCAACTACCATTTTGTTAATGAGAAAAATTGATTTCCAAAAAGTCAATTACATAATTATAATTGTCAATATCAGCGCCAACCGCATATTTACAAACCAATTACTATGCCCCCAAAGAATTTGCTAAACCGCTTACCATCTTTCTAAAATCTTTTGCTTCACCAGATTCGCTTTTTGACCTGTCTGGTGTTCTAGCTTTGACCAGGCTGGAATCGCCTGGTTTCCCAGCACGCTGCTTCGCAGCGTTTCTAGCTAGCTCTTGCATTACATGTTTCTTGTCTTCAAGTATTCCTTCACCGCATTCGCAAAGTTCATACATTTCTTCATCAAATGATTTTTCTATACCGCACTCAATACATTTGTACTCAAACTTTTTCTTTTGCGGTGTAAGTTTTTTAGCTGTTTGCATATTGCTAATTAATTCATCTTCAAACCTTTCTTGATGTAACCAAGTGCTAGCCATAGGTATAAATTCTCTTTCTGTGCCTGCGTTTCTCCATTGCTTAATGTACGACTTTAATCCGTTTATTATAACATTTTTATCTGTGCCACTTTTTCTAAGCTGAACATATTTATCTTTGGCTCTTTTTTTATTATCTCTTCTTGGATAAGCGCTCCAAAACTCGTTCTCAAACTCTTCTAAATATATTTTTATATTATTATCTTTTTTAATTTTCTTATGTTCTATTTCTATTTCTTTTTCAATAGAAGGCAATGGCCTCGCTATAGCCTCGCTATCATCTTTCTTGTTCCACCTTTTCATTGCTCCCAACTTACCGTTCTTGCTATTTTTCTCTGCTCTTTTACTTTGCTCAGTTCTTTCTAGTTCAAGTCTTTTGTTATATAAACGACCATCTTCTTCATAAAAGCATTGTTTAACAATTTCCCAATCTTCTTCAAAGTTAGGGTGCTGTCCACAAATAGCTTTTAATGTTCTAGTATCATTTAGCAAGCTACCCTCTAACCATTCGGATGCTAATAGGGATATATACATTCCCCTTTGAGGCATTGTCATGGTTAATACTTTACTATCTGATAAAAAATCTCCTGCATAAAACATAAAAGCAGGTGGTCTTCCGTTTTTTCTTGGCATGTTATCTCCTTTATTTGTTCCGAAGGACAATATCTTCTTCTTTTACAGAAAAATATTCTCTCTTTGGAAACTTTTTTAATAAAAAAACTAGCTTATCGTTTATAGAACTGATTTCCCCACTAACATAAACAGACTCTCCGTCTTTGTTTATTGTTTTTGCAGTTACTATGTCTCCGATTTTATAAGCTTTCTTTGATTGCATTTTCTATTTCTTGTCTTCTCTCTCTGTGGTATTCAAGTTCATCTTGCTCTCTTTCTCTAGCACTATCCTTAAATTCCTCTGAATTTTCCAGTAAATAATCTCTTTCAACCACTAAATCTATAAAAGATTTGTATGGCAAAACTGCATATATTTCGCCTCTGTCCTCTTTAACTACTTGTAAATCAACAGATTTCGGGTCTGGTTTTATCCATTGCGCTATTTTTTTTCTAACTTTTACTTGTATGCGCCATTTTTTTGCTATTGAATCAATTATTACATCCACTTCTTTGTTTTCTCCTAACGCTCTTCCATCAGAACCGTACGCTCTTTCTGACTTTAGATTGTTTTCCTTTGCTATATTTACAACTTCTCTCTCGAATCTGTTGCCTTTTTCCTTGCTCCTACTAGGCATTTACAAACTCCAAACAAAGGGGGCGAGGAGCGTGATTACCCCCTTTGTTTTTTTCGAGACTAAACCAATGCAAGAGAATAATTATCTCCAACAACAGTAGGCTCATGATACACATACTTAGCGTACTGTGTAATTTTTCCCGTCCTAGAGTTTTTATTGGTTATTTTTTGAGTTTCGATATTGTGGCCTTCTTTTCTTAGCCTAAGAATAACATCTGCAACTCTTGTAATGTGAAAGTCTTGTATCGCTTTCCAAGATGTGATGCTGTTATTCTTCTTTAGATAGTCAAGTATTAATTGTTTCTGTGTCATATCTAGAATGGTAAGTCGTCGTCATCTTCAAAATTCAACCCTTTCTGCTCTTGGTCTAGCGCTTTTTCGGATTCCTCTATTTCAGATGTTTTTTCAGTAACTCTACATACTATCTCAGCATTTGCCATTAACTTCCAATTATCATTATCTGAATTATCTGCTATCCATTGCAAATAATCTAATGGAAGTTCTTTCCATTTTGTGCCTCTATGTTTTCCAAAGTTAATTGGATTCTCTCTGCCATTATTCCAATCTGAAGTATCTACATCATTTACTTGCGGTTTTTTTTCGTTTTTAGGCATGTTTTTTTGTTGAGATATAGCATTAGTTACCTCATCAGCAGAAGCGAACTCAGAGCCGCCAAATCCTGCGCTAGCTAATGCTCTTCCAATGGAAGAGGTTTCACAGTTTTCAAGTGCTGATGTTTTATTAATCATTGAGCTGTTGTAAACCTCTACAGCATGACCAGTATAAACATCTTGCTCTATTGTTATAACTGTTTTCATCATAACAGAGTTTTCATCATTGCTGACAATTTCTGTAATAATGCTTTTTGAAACATCTTTGAATTGATGGTGAAAAAGTTCTAATCGTTCTGCTACAGTACGATATTCTTTTCCATGTATATTTACTGGCATTTTCTCTCCTTGTTATTGGTTGTTTGTTTTGTATGAAAAAGAAGTTTCAACTTCTTCTTCGTACCCATTTGGTGTATGGGCAGTTTCTTTTATATATTCTGCAATAGCTTTTTTATCGGGTCTTTCAGTAACTCTTGTAGGTATGCTATTTGCATAAGAAAACTTAATTAAGTCTTCGTCATCTCCAAATCTTTTTACCGTCCTAGTTGTCATCCTAAGAGTTCCATTTGGCATCTTAGCAGTTTTCTTATTTGAGTTTCGCACTTCTTGCATCATAAAGTTTTCAAGAATACTTGCTCTATATCTTATTTGTTTAAGCAAGGACTCTATCCTCCTCTCATAAAACTCTTCTGATTCGATTTGCTTTTGCTTTATTTCATCAATTTGTTTTTCAAGCTTTGCAATCGTAAATAATATTTGGTCTGCATGAATATCTGTAATATCATTGTTTTCAACCTCGCCATGCAGTTCGTCTAGAACTTGGTTTTCGTCACTCATTATTTTGCTCCTCTAATTGTAAGTGTTCGCTATTTTCTTTAGGTGTAATCACCTTAAAGCCTAAGTTTTCAGCCATTCTATTTACGGTTATGTAAAATCTTTTAACATCTTCTTCCGTAGTTTTAGCTGTTCTCTCAATCCTCATTCTTAGTACGACATCATCTTGTGGCATTTGCTACGCTCCCTATTACTATATTGTTAAAATACATACATTTGTCTAGCTTTGCTGAGCATTCTTTGTTTGCAAATCGACTATCAACTTTGAATGTTACTTTACCTTCGATTCTAGTAAACATAACTCCTAGACATTTGCCACCGCTGTAGTTGGCACATTGTTTTCTTGCTAATGATTCTTCTTTTTTCATTGCTCCCTTTTAATTATTAGTTCTTTCACTAAAGTTCAAGAACTAATAATTAAAGAGTAGCTAATGGTTTATACTCGGTTTTACTCACGAACTTCATCAGTTCCGTTTTCAAAATAATAAAATTTTTGCCATTTGGCTTGCTTGCTTTTAACTTGCCTGCTTGAATATAATTGCGTATTGTTTTGTTAGTAACTTTTAGTTCTTCAGCAACTTGAGATACTGTTAAAAAATCGTGCAAAATTAACCTCTTTTATATTGTATCGTTTATGTTTATTTGTGTTCCTTTGTAGGAAGTTACAACGATTTGCAATTAAGGTCAAATATTAAGTTTCTTTTTTAACTTTGATATTATTTTTTGTCTAGCATTTAACTCTATTCCATTATGAAGAGTTATGCCGTTGAATATGCTATGAGGTATAATTTGAAAAAGTCCATTCCCATCTTGGTAGTTTACAATCGCAAAGCCTTGTTGCCAATCATTTCTAGGACTAAACGCAGGAACAATATTTGATTCTATTCTAGCAACAGTTCCTGGTGAATATGCTACATATGTTCTAATACCCTTGCGAGGATGAACAGTTTTTTGCGCCATTTCATGTCGATGAATATGTCCTACTATTTCAGAGTTTCTAGCTTGAGCTAGAATGGCTTTTACTGTATCTGCGTTTCCTTTTCTGGCAACAGTTCCATGAGATACACGCAAGTTATCATTTAGCCAATATTCGCCTGCTGGATATGGAGCTTTATACTCAACACCTAAATCATCAAGAGCTAGCAAGGTTGGTACAGTCATTTGTATTTTTTTAGGTTCGTTAGCAGGCTTTAAGTTGTACGCAGCTATAATATTTTTTGATATAGCTTTGCTCATTCTAAGTTCGTGATTACCTTCTAGGTATATCATCTTGTTACAATGTTGTCTAAATTCTTTTGTCCACCAATATAATTCGTTTATTGCAGGCTGAGTAGTAAAAAAGAAATCAGGAGAAACTAAAAATTTATCAGACCATTCAGGCAAATCTAGCATATCTCCAAGATATATAATTGTATCAGGTTTTTCTAGCTCAGCAACCTGTAAAACACAGTCAAGAGCCTGCCTGTCGTGAAATGGGTCTAGCTCTCCTGTTTCAACATTTCTTCTAAAACCAAACTGAGCATCTGGAATTATTAATGCTTTCTTAAAATTTTTAGATTTTTTTATATAAAACTTTGGTTTTTTAAAGTCTATTGGCGCTATTGGAGTTACATGAGGAAACTCAACCTCTACAGGTTTAATTCTTACTAGCCATGCTTTTACTTGAAATAACGGCCTATGCACAATAGCATCGTTTGTTTTCATTGCCGTTTCCCATTTATTAACTACATATCTATCTACTTTCCATATATCTGTATCAACATTGCATGCTAGCAAAAGCTCGTCTAATGTTTGAGGATTTTTTTCTCCTCTATAATCTAATATAGCATAGTTGCCAACTACTTGAAAATTTTTACCTTTTTTCTTAAAATCATCAACATCATCATGAAAACTTTGCAAATTAGAAGTTAAATCTTCATTGTGTTCTGTAACTGTATCAGATAGGTTTTTTGAAGAACTAATACCCAGCTTACCCTTTCTTTTTAGTCCTCTTATTTTTTCAGCATTGAAACTTTCATTTGGGTATTCAAGGTTTAATATGCTAGCAGTTTTACTATAAGTGTATCCTTTTAGTAATAGCTGCGTTGCTCTGTCTTTTTTTTCTTTAGTCCAAAAGACAGGTTTACTTTTCATACATTAACTATATTTTATAACTATTTCTTGAAAATGTTCTGTAGTGCCAGCACCTTTTGCAGTATTATACCAGTTTTTCCAATAGCGTGCTTGCTCTTCTAGCGAGCTAGGTAAAGGTTTTGGAACTCTCCAGTAATGTAATCTACAAAGAATAATGCCAGCAGTCAAATTAGTTGTAAGTATTTGTTTCCAGTCTTCTTCTGTGGGGTCTGTAAAATATTTCCAATCTAAATAACAAACATCAGCAACTTTTTTCATTAAAGAATCTCTATACTGTAAATAGTCTTTACATAAGCTAACAGCTACCCACGGTTCACATTGCCAAAAACCCCTAGCTATATCAGAACCTTTTTGAGATAAATATTTATATTTAGACTCAACTAATCCAGTTCTATAAACTAGCATCATGGCATCGTGACTAGCATATTTAAGACCTAATTTTTCTAATGAACTTTTTATTAAGTGCATCATTTGTAATGCATCAATCATTATTTAGCTCGCAATAACTTTGACATAATTCCTGCTAATATGTCTGTACCTTTATCTACTAATGTTTCAAATAGCTCTTGCTCTTGAGCTTCGTTCATTAATGGTAGATTTAATTTAGAATTAATAGCTGTAGCCCATTCTTTTTCAAATTCTTTTGACTGTATTTTGTTTATAACAAGCGATTCTAGGCCATTTGTTAATTGAGGTATGCTAGCTTCTACTTGCTTAGTTATTTCGCCTACTACGATTGATTTAATGTCCATTTGCTTTTCCTTTTATTTTAATTCCTAAATATATAATGCTCATTATTGCTACAATACATTGTAATAATAAATTTAACTCAGCTAAATATACACCATAATTAGCAAAACTGATTGATGTTACCTTTAAACTATCCATTAGTGTTTTCCATTTATTCTACTAAGAGAACCTTTGATTTCTGAAACTTGATTATCTAAATCATTTACTTCTTTAGTAAGAGCATCAAATTTTCTATCTAATTTATCATCAGATTGATTCCATCTATTAATAAGTTTTATAATCATACCTTCCATATTTTCTAATGTTTCAGATTGCCCTTTATTTTCTACTTTTAAATTTTCTAGCGTTTCTTGTTGTTTTGCTGATTTATTAGACATTGATATAACTAAATAAACAAACATAGCACCCACCACACCTATCATTCCTGCTTCGCCATATACCGCCATAAAATCCACTATTTCTTACCTCGTTTTTTACCCCAACTAAGTGGGTTAATGTTAAATTCTTTTTCATAGAATGCTACCTTTTCTGCCAACTCTTCTCGCTCAGCCCTTTCTTCCATGATATGTTTACTAAGTAAATTCCCAATTTGTTCATTAGCAACAATAACATTGTCTTCAAGTTTTGCAATTCTAGTTTCAATTTGCCAGTAACCATAAACCAACATTCCGATAAGCACCCCAATTTGAGCTAACCATTTAAGGTTAATACTAACAATGGCATTGTCATCAAGGACAGTAGCACGATAACTTCTAGCGGTATCTGGCTTTTCACTCACTTTACCTTAACTTCTTCCAATCTTTGATGCTTATAACACCAATTACTATAATCGCTGATATTACCATGAAACCAATGAACAGTTGAATCAGCATCCATTATCTCGATAAAAACTGTATTTGTGACTGTATCCTGCGGTGTGAGAGGTATGCTTGCTATTATCCAGCCGTTGCTTCCGCAACTTTGAATTATAATGATACTTAACAGGAATATCATAACTCGTACTAACAACTTTAAAATCTCCATTATTTACTTTTTCTATTACTTTGTTCATAGCACCATCCACCATGCGATACCAGTTTCTACCACTATATCAGCCATCGTATTGTATGCCCACGCTTTTTTTGTGCCATAGGTTTCTTCGTCACCTTCAATAAACCATTCAAATATCTCCCATAATACACCGATTATGAATACACCCATAACACACCAAAAATTTGACCAATCTAACCATTGAAATATTTTACATAAAAAAGCTCCAGCAGCTAGATGATATGCAGTCCATCCATCTAACTGTCCAGTTCTATATTGCCAAGATACTAAAGTTGCTAAAGGATTTTTCATAATTCTTTTATAACATTATTTTCTAGTTTATGTTTTCCAATTATCATTCTACCTGTACCTCCACCATGCTCATCATCGCATTTATCAACATAAGCCTGCTCAATCGTATCCCAACTATCGCTTCTTTGAATAATATTTCTATTGAACACCAAAAAGTATTTTTTACTAGAAGGATAAGTAAGGGTCTCAGTTGTACCATCAGGATAATTTTTTGTGCGAACAGAACCAGGAGTTGTATTTCTATACAACTTTAGGTCATGACCCTTAGAACTTTTCCTTATAAGCATTAGCTAGCTTCAGCCTCAACTTCTTCAGGCTCTAAAGCTTTTTTAAGCTCTATTACACCTTTTTGATGTTTTTCTACAAACACCTTTTCACATTCAACTAATTGTTGTCGCATAAAAGTATTTGTATTTAACTTGTTTTGAATATCATTTACATGATTTTGATACATAGCAACTTTTCCTGCTAGCTCTTTTTGTGAATCAGTCATATCTTCGATAACATATTCTTTGCCATCAAGATTCAAGACTGGCTGTTCTTTTTGTTTTTTAGCCATTTTTGACTCCTTGTTTGTTAATTAAATTATTCTGAAGATTCAGATGGTTCTGGATTTTGCAATTTTTCCCATGCTTCTTTTTCTTCATCGCCCCATAATGCTTCAGCAATCTTAACTACCTTTGCATCCTGTCCTTCTAAAATAGAATCTGGATGCACTACATGACGATGATAGCCTACGCTACCAATCTGTTGTCCATCATCCATTACTTTTGTGGCTGTTCTCACTTGTATTGAGTATTCACCTTTTACTTCTATTTGGTCTACCTCGACCACCTTCAATAACGCCATTACTGACTCCTTTTAATTATCCAATTAAAAAATCTATACTATATATGTTGCTTGAAATATTATATGTCCAGCATTTGTAAACTCACTAAATAAAAGCAGTCCTTCAGATGTTCCGTCATTAACATATAAATTTATTTGTGAACTGTTTTGTGCTACATAACCAGCAATTCTTTTTCCAGAAGCAAGATTTACAGTAAGACCAAGCACAGAAGCAACACTTCTATTACCTTGTGCATTTGGAACTGGATATGGTAGTCCTTTAATTGCAATAGTATCGCCAGATACCATATCTCCACTTGAAGAATTACCTATTGCTTGACCCGTTACAGTAACCGTATTACCAATTCTAACATATTTACCAGCAGTTTCAGCGTGCATTGGTAAAACATCATCTGTATCATCCCTTTGACAAATTACAGGACTCCAAGTACCTTCTTCATACACTAATCCATCATCACCAGAAGGAGCATTTTCTACACTTGCACCAGATACAGTTCCATGTAAATCATTACCAGATTTATCAAACCATTTATCAGATGCTATTCCACTACCATCGTATTCAGCTACTGCACCGATTGGTACTAATTGAACATTATCAATCGTTCCAGAAAATGCCGAACCTGTAAATACAATAGTATCTGTATCGCTTTGTGCCAAAAATTCTACATAATGATTTCCAGCAGATGAGACAACAGTTGTACCTTCTGTTTCATCTCCAGCACTTGCCCCACAGTACATAACTACAGCACCACTTGAATGAGTAAAATCAGCAGATAATCTATATCTCTTACCAGCGGTCAAAGATACTGCTTGAGTTAAATAATTATTTGTAGAGCTTCCTGTAGCGACTCCGCTTCCTATTGACCAACCTGCACCTGCTGTCCAACTTGAAGCATTACTCATATCTCCATCAGTTGAAAGATTAGTCTGATTTGCACCTTTGTATTTATAAGGTACACTTGCACCACTATATAGTTCTTTTACTTCTGTAGCATCAAGTACATTGTTAAAAAATCTAACTTTCTGCATTTCACCAGCAAACTCACCACCAGCAAAGTTTGCCTTACCAATCCATACTTCTTGAGCATAATAAGTAATTGTAACATTATCTGTACCCGAACCTACTAATTCTCCATTTACATATAGCTTCTGACTCCCTTTTTCATAAGTACCTACAATATGCTCCCATTTATTCATCTCTATTACATTTGAAACTTCAAGAGATAAATTACCAGCACCATTATTATAAGCTAATATAAGAGAACCATCAACAGCCGCTCTTAAATGTTGAGCATAATAAGGACTACTATGAGCAGTATAATCATAAGACCATATTTGATAAAAAGTTGAAGTGCCATCCATATAAACAAGAGCTTCAATACTAAATTTTTGTGTATCAAATGTTCCTGTTCCATTTGCTAATATTTGTATATAATCATCTACACCATCAAATCTATAATATGGAGAGGACATTGTATTGGCTACATGGTTCTGTCTGCCTTGTTCGTTTACTATGTAGTTGTTTTTGTGGTCTGCTGTTCCTGTTGCTCCGTCAATAGCTAATCTTTGAGTATCATTAGTCCAGAATGACATATCCGCAGTAGCATGATTTGATGCAATGACAAACCCACCAGATGCACCTACACTTAATAACTGAACTGAATCTTGAACATTACGACCAGACGTAGTAAAACTTGAAGACAATGCTCTCATGTATAAATCTGCTCCATCGGCAGATGCTTTAAAACCACCAGATGCACCTGTACCAGCAGTATTATTATCAACTTGAACTACTGTATGAGCATTTTGATTTTTTTCAGCTTCGACAAGTTCTGCTGGACTTACAGTTCCAATACCAACATTACCATTTTCATCTATTCTCATGCGTTCATCAAAAGAACCAGATTCTGGCTTTGTATAGAATCTTAAATCACCTCCAGAATCGGAACTTGCATTATTATCACTTGTAACAGTAAATGACCTTATAGCCGAAATATGTTTTGTAGTTGCACCACTACTATCTGCGTTATTTTTATTAAAAAATATTAACGACATAGGTCTTGCATCTGCTGTGGTATCTACAGCGACTTGAATACTTGGGCCATTGCCAGAACCATCTGTACCTACAATACCAAGCGTAGTGGCATCTCCAAATGTACCAGCTTTTGTAACAGCATCTCCTCCAATACCAACATTTTGGCTTGAATCTATAACCAATGCTTCAACTCCAGAAGCAGTAGCCATTGATATATTTCCACTACTACCTTCTGTATTAATAGATAGTTTCCCTGTAGATTGTTGATGCATTATTACAGCACCATAAGCATCAGAAGGACTACCAAATGCTATACGACCAGGACTTGCATCTGGAGTCAATATAGTCATTCCACCACTTGCATTATTTTCTATAATAAAATCATCAGCATCTCCATCTGGAGTAGGCGCACTTGATAAAACTTGTGTTTGAACAACAAATTGCCCTTGCACTATTTCATCATAAGTATTAGTACCACTACCTTGTACAGTTAAATCACCTGTAATGGTAACATCACCTGAAATAGTTCCGCCTGCACTTAAATTTTTTGATGTATTATTTGTTATTGACCTAAACATTTTATACCTCTACTAATCTTAAACTTTTAGTTCCAACAGAAGTTACCTGTTTAAAATGAACAGTAATAGCTGTATCTGAGCTAGCTTTCAAACCATTTGGCACTCTTATACTCATAAGTGTTTGAGCTGGTAATATAACATCATTTGCTGTAGAAATTGTATCGCTAGCTGATTGGTCAAATCGAAGGTAAACATCTGAATCAGAATAAATTAATATTGAGTTTGTGCTAGAAGCTAAAGCTTTAGAAGCGTGCGCTGCGCTTGAAATATCTAGTGCGCTAGAAACGCTCCAACTTGCTGAAACATCAGCATTTAGCGATTCTACTACACTTTTTTGATGTGACTTATTTGGTAAATAATTACCCATAATATTCTCCTTGTTGTTTTGTGCGACTTACCGTCCGAGAATGGTTGACATGGACGCATCAATTATTAAATATAACAGAATTTAAGAAAGATTAATCTAAATACGGAACTGTAATGTTCATATTATTGTAAATATTCTCCTAAAATTTCTTCTACAGTCCTTCTAGGGATTTGACTACGCATTTCTTTTAAGAAATCTTCTCTATCTTTTGGCGTTTCAAACTCTCCTCGCAACTCTTTTATTTTCATAGTTTCAGCAGGAATTGTTAAATCTTTGCTAAACAAAAGCTTTCGATAGGTTTCTACATACTTTTTTCTTACTTCATTAATTCTTTCTCTTTTTATTGCTGGTGTAAGATTTTGATATGCTTCTATTGAAAGAAGTTTTGAGATAAAATTATATGTTTCTTTTCCAGAAGCTTGTATTATTGCAAAATGTTCTTCTGGTGTTAATTTTATTTTTGCTAAATCAGATGTAGTAAAAAATGAACCAGCAGATTTAAAAGTTCTTCCTTCATCAAAATAAATTTTTTGTATTTCTTGATATACAGGGTCGTTTACTGGTTGAGTTCTTCTCCATGCAAGTAAACCTCCAACAGGGTCTGGTTTACGTATTATGTTGCCAAATGGGTCTAATGCATCAAGATTTTCTCCTTTTATAAACCACGGCAAAACACTTTCTGCTTGACTTTGTATAACATCTACTATGTCTACATTTTCATCAATATCTACTAATTTAAATCTTTTTCTTCTAACAGGGTCTACAATGCTAAGTATTTGCCTGTATGTACCAGGAACAGACATGCCTGCTGTAAAATTAGTAAAAAAAGAAGCCCAATCTTTTCTTCCATGCAACGCTTTAAATAAATCTCCTGTTCCTGCAAGAAAAGGATTTTCAGCAAAAGATTTAGCTAGCTCAAGTGTTACATTTTTTACTTGCTCACCATATTTTTTTATGTTTTCTTCGCTAGAATATGCATCTTTTTCTGTTCTATGCAATGCTTCTATTAAAGTTAAATAACTAGATACTGGTTCAAATCCTCTATAGCTAACAAAAGAACCATCAGATAGCTTTACAGAGTATTCTTGCTCTCCATTAACAACTCTCATATTTCTTTCTTCAGCAGATTTATTTGACCAATCACCTGTTATATTACCAGCAGAATTTTCTACTAAAAACTCATTAAGAAGATACATTGTCCCAATACCAGTAGACATTTTTCCAAATTCAGTTGCTAGCTTTCTACTTCCAGCTCCTTCTCTGCTAAAAGCTTCAACAAAACCTTGCCTAAAGTCTTTCATAAATATATTTAAAGGAGTGTGTTCTAAAGTATATTTAAATAAATTACCAGCAGTATTAAAAAATGGAACTAGCATTTGAGTTACCGCAGCGCCTCTAGTATTTCCTGTTCTTAATTTATTTGCAAATCTTCCAATGCCAGTAAGTTCTCTTTGAAATGTAATGTATTCACCGTCTCTTCTAGCTTGCTCAAAAAGCTTAGAGTCTAAAGTTTTGCTTTCTATAATTTCGCTAGCTCTTTGTAAAATTTCTGTTTGAGTTTTGTATCCGTCTTTTATTGCTTGTCTTATTGCATATCTATGCATATATCCATTTGTCATTGGAACACGATACAAAATATCAATCATACCTTGCAATCTTTGAGGAGTTCTAATTACTTTTCCTTTAAATCCTTTTATATCTTTATAAGAAAAACCTTCTCTTTGAAAAAATGGACTTTCTCTTAACGCAGCATCGTTTTCAAGAAACATATCATACAAAAGGTCTCCTGTTTTTTTGAAGCCAGCACGATAACCAGCAAATTGTGCGCTAAGTTCTAATCTATTCATTTGGTTAGGACTTAAATTTCCATAGTAACCATTACTTAATTCATACAAAGCTCCGCTTGTTTTTTTAATTAAATAATCAAATCCAAATTCAATAGGCGCTCTAGCATATGCATCTACGCTAGACATTGTGTTACCTGCAAGACTTCTTATTATAGAAGAACCTGTAGCTAACTTCATATTTCTTCCCCACTCTGCAATTTTAAATAATCTGCTTCTTTTTATTTCTTTTCTTTGAAGAGTTTGATTTAACAAATC